CAGACCCCCCAATGAAAACATTCGACGTAGAAACCACAGTAACATATAAGCAGTGGATCAGAGTACAAGCAGAAGATGAGTATGGTGCCCAGAGAAAGGTCAACGATATGGCATGGGACGTAACTGCGATACAATATCAGACTATGGAGAAAGCAGAAGCAACAGGAACGGTTAGAGATTGCCCAGAGTGAAACCCATATACTCCGATGAAGTAGCGAGCGTTTATTTGACCTCAGATGTAAAACTCGCCCTAAGAATGTTTCTTTCCAGAGTTCCTCTGAGTTGCAAAGAACCTGTGAGAATGTATTGGAATAAATCAGACACTAATCATTGCACAGTAGTTGCAGTGGGTTTCAAAGAACTCGGAGTGGATATAGAGTACATGAGATATAGAAGGTTTGAAGATATTTCAAGACGTTACTTCCATAAGGATGAGATTACTGATAACATGAATGTCTTCTATGATCTATGGACTCAGAAGGAAGCATACACTAAGTGGAAGAAAGGAAAGATAGCAAAGTACATGTCTCAGAAGATAGACAAGGATATGACTCAACTTATTCCACAATCAAGGTATAAGATGATAGAACTAGATGGGTTACCGTACAACATGAAAGGGTATCTATGTTATTGACAATGTGTTGATACTCTGATATAATATATACTATATACCACTCTCCCTTTTCCATGCAATACGTATTGTACAACGAACACCAAGATCAAGTCGGAACTTATGATTCCATATATGATCTGAGAAAATATCTATGTGATCGTAAGTATGAAATTGATTGTGATAAGGATATAGGAGACACCTTTGATTACATCAAACATATCAAGTGGTACTTCGACATAAAACAAAATTAGGAGGATACATGTCAGGCGATTACTTCACCTCAGAGCACTATCAGGCAAGAATGGAAAGAGATACCCTAAGGAACAAAGTAACCGAATTAGAAGAGATCATCTCTGAACTCACATCTAAGGTCAAAACCCATCATACCATATTCACAAACTATGAACTCTCATTTATCAAACGAAGAACTACTCGCTCGGATTGAAGGACTGGAAGCTAAGGTCGCTCAGTCTCGACTGATGATGCGTAGACCTGGTCATGATGAATATGAGAAGTTAGTCGATATTGTATGCGACCACGAAGAAAGATTATTAAAGGAAGAAGAGGAACTTCAGAAGTGTGCAGAGACTGTTTCTGAGCTCTCTGAGAATGAAGATGCAAACTGGTAAAAAATCGCGAATCCTAACCAAAGGGCAAAAATCGCGTCGTTACCTCTAAATATACTCATAGTAAGTAAGAACCATGTTAGGACTGGAATCACTGGAAGGAGAATTCGTCGTTAAGGTAAACGGAGAACTGATAAGGCATACGAAAGCCAGAGATCTACCTGCGTCCTTCGACCATCTTATTAAGTTTGCTCCTACCCCTCCCGAACCTCCACATGATGTCAATGATCATACAGAGATGAGCAGATACACGGAATACTTGCAAGAATTAATGACACGAGAAACAAAATGACCACATACGAATTTGAGTACGACTCATGGTTTAGAGATGATATACCAAAGGCACAATACGGAAGTCTCCAATGTTGGATAGAGAACGAGAAGACTCAACCATGGACGAATGCTGTCGATATGACCATACATAGTATTATGTACGAAATAGCAGAAAAGAACGGATTGATATTAGGAGGGAGCGAATGCCTGCAGTAACACGAATAGGGGATGCAGATGTAACTCATTGTTCTGGAATGACTAGAGCAGCAGGTTCATCGAATGTGTTTTGTAATGGTATAGGTATCTCTCGTCAGGGAGATAGTAACACTACGCACCTTTTACCAGGTTCTCCTTGTCCTCCTCATTCAGCAGCAATTGCTAGTGGCAGTTCTACTGTCAAAGTAAATGGCAAAGGATGTGGTAGAGTGGGGGATGCAACATGTACAAGTGTTGCAGCAGGTTCATCAAACGTATTCGCAGGTGGTTAATTATGGCAACAAGATTTAATAACGGAGTTCCTTCCGTTGAGACTAAACCAAAGAAAACAGCACAAGGTCGTGGACAACACACGAAGTATAGTGCTACTTCTAGAAACAAGGCAAAGAAGAGGTATCGTGGGCAAGGCTAAAAGGATTAAAGACGGTGGACGGAATGCTAATGTACCCGTAGATATGTCTGATCACTTCTATGATCATGGCAATGAATACTGTAGATATCTAATTACTGACCCTAGATCTGATAGGAAGGTAAAGAATGTTAAAAAAGAAGTATAAATATATCTGAAGGTAAACTTTAGCAATTAATGTCGATACAATCGAAGTCCTTTCGTGACTTCTCGTTGACTTTTGAAAAGAATGCAGTGACAAATGATGTTTTGTCATTGAAGAATGAAGCAGCCATAAAGGCATCTGTGAAAAATATAGTATTGTATAACTTTTATGAGAAACCCTTCGACCCATTATTCGGTGGTAATGTAATTGGACTGTTATTTGAGAATGCAAGTCCAACTCAATCTGCTGATTTACAATCTAGAATTGCAGATGCAATTAATATACACGAACCAAGGGTTGTTCATTTAGAAACCAAAGCTCTATGGACAGAGGATCGTAACCAACTGGATGTATCAATTCGTTATGTAATCTTAGGAATACCCCCTAAGGTAGATTCAATGGAGCTTGCACTGAAACCATAATGTCATTTCAACAGGTCAATGCCTTAGAGTTTAACGAAATTAAGGCACAAATTAAAGATTATCTAAAATCACAATCTCAGTTTAGCGATTATGACTTTGAAGGATCGTCAATGACGGTGCTTTTAGATACTCTTGCATATAATACTTACTATACAAGCGTCAATGCTAACCTTGCAGTTAATGAAGGTTTCCTAGAGACGGCAGTTTTACGTGAAAACGTTGTAAAGCTAGCAAGAATGCTTGGTTACACACCTCGTTCTGCACGTTCTAGTAAATGTACTGTGACAATTGCTGTACAAACACAGGTCACAACGAATGCACAAGGAGTTATTACCAAAGGATATCCTAGTAGAATTACTTTACAGAAAGGATTGGTAGTTAACTTTACAGGTTTAGATAATAATAACTTCGTTTTTTCAGTAGGACAAGATGTAATTCAAACTGTAGATAGTACATCAGGTATTGCAACATTCACTGGACTTGATTTATATGAAGGAAATTTCCTTACAGATACATTTGTACGTAACACTGCAGAAAGACAACGCTTCATTTTACAGAATGAGAACGCAGATACCTCTACTTTAAGTATTGAGGTCACTTCTGGAACTGTTACAGAGCGTTATTTACAAGCAACTGATATTACAAAGATAGATTCTACATCAAAAGTATTCTTTTTAGAAGAGTCTGAGTATGGAAGACCCGAAATTATGTTCGGAGACGGTATTGTTGGTAGAGATTTATTAAATGGAGACGTAGTTAGTGCTACTTACACCACTTCTAGTGGTTCTGGAGCAAATGGATTGCTCCAATTTGAAAATATTGCGACATTTATTAACGATGAAGCTCAATCCGTGACTTCTGGGATTACAATTTCGCTAACTTCGCGTCCAGAAGGAGGAAAAGACGCAGAAACTACTGAAGCAATCAAGTTTTCCGCACCAAAATTCTATTCTGCGTTCGGTAGAGCAGTTTCTACGCAAGATTATGAAACGATTATCCCAAATATTTACCCAAATGTAGCATCAATTGCTTGTTATGGAGGTGAAGAAGCAGATCCTCCGCAATTTGGTAAAGTGTTTTTGGCAATTAAACCAAAAAATGCAGATAAATTATCTCTTTCCGAGAAAAATGTTGTATTAAAGAAGCTCAGAGAGTATTCTGTAGCAGCAATTCAACCTTCAATCATTGATCCTTCTATTTTATACATTGATATTGACAGTTTTGCGTACTTCAATCCCAATATTACACGTAAAACTTCTGATCAAATCAAAAATGCGATAATTTCCACCTTAACTGCACTCAATAGTGGGTCTGAATTTAATAAATTTGGTGGAAAGTTCAAATATTCTAAACTTCAAGGTATAATTGATAGTGCGGACGTTTCAATTACGTCAAATATCACTCGTCTCAAGATGAGAAAGAACATAATTGTCACTCTGAACGCACGAGTGAACTATAAAATATGTTATGGTAACCGCATTAACCAAGGAACGTCCACACAACCTACAGTTCTGTCTTCAGGATTTGCTATTTCTGGTGATACAGTTAATACGTACTTCATCAATGATGATGGTGCGGGTTTATTAAGACTGTTCTATATTAAAGGAACTGGTGAGAAAGAATATATTGGTGGTTCTTGGGGAACTGTTGATTATAGTATGGGAGAAATTGTAATTAACGATCTCGTTATTACATCTACAATTGCTTCTGGTAATGTATTAAAAGTTAGTTCAGTTCCAGAGTCAAATGATCTAATATCTTTACGAGAAACCTATTTGACAATAGGTATAGATAATACAACTGTAAATGTTGTAGAAGACACTATCAGTAGTGGTTCAAATCTTTCTGGTACTGGGGTTGTACCAGAGTCCAGCTATAGTTAACAAGAATGGCAACTAATCAATCATCGTGGAAGGTCGGTCAGTGGACTACGCCCCAGACTACGGTTACAACACAACCTGTACCGTCTGAGGTTTCTGCTGAATCGAAATCGCAGATATCCCATAATATTTCTGGTCAATTTGCAGCATTCATTCAGGATGAATTCCCTACATTCGTAGAATTTGTCAAAGCGTATTATAAGTCACAAGAATTAAAGGGATATTGTTTTGATATTATCAATAACTGGGGTGATTATTACAATATTGATAATTATGGAAACTTAGTTGCTGAAACTGAGTTGATTTCTTCAATGTCAACCACTTCTACAACTGTTGACGTTACTACAACTCGTGATTTTCCTGATGAAGGTCTTTTGATGATAGATGATGAGATCATTTACTACAAAAACAAAGGACAGACCATTTTTAATGATTGTGCAAGGGGTGTTGATGCAGTAAAAGCAGTTGGAGACGCGAGTCAGTACCTTTTTGCCAATACAACTACTACAGTACACACTGTAGGGTCGAAAGTTATCAATTTGAACAACCTTTTCCCATTTTTTATGTTGGGACAGTTCAAAGATCAGTATTTGTCCACTTATCCGAAGAATTTTGCAACTGGAGTCACTGAATCTACTATAATTAAGCGAATTAAAGATTTTTATGCGTCAAAGGGCACAACTAGGTCTTTTCAGTTTGTATTAAGAACACTTTTTGGCGTAGATTCCGAAGTTTCCTATCCAAGAGACAGAATATTCAAACCATCTGATGCATACTACACTGCTAGAGAGGTAATTCGTGCTACAGCAGTTTCTGGTAACCCTATGGATCTAGTTGGACAAGTTTTATACCAAGAAGATGATACAACAGACCCATATGTCAATGCAGCACGTATTTACGTTAAAGGTGTTCAGAAAGTTTTTACTGCTTCAGGAGAAATCTTTGAAATTGACGTAGATACTAATAATTCTTCAGGAACGTTTGTCACACCTTACAAAACCACTGTTGCATCTGATGTAAGTAATGCATTGGACTTTACAACTATAACAGTTGATAGTACGTTGGGTTGGCCAGAGCAAAATGGTAGATTTAGAATTCAGGATGAGATAATAACCTATACAGACAAGACAGTTAACCAATTTCTTGGATGTACTCGTGCTAGAGAGAATACAATTGCTGATGAGCACATTGCAGGTCAAGAAGCATTCGCAGCATTCCGAATTTACGGTCAAAGTAACGTAGATGGGTCTGATATCCAAATAAAAGTTTTTGGTGGAACAAGAGGAGTGAATCTAACTGATGGTGGTAAATATTACCTTCCTGAGAGTAAAGTTACAACCCCTCTAGCACCTGGTTTTGATAGTCTTGATCCAATATGGGATTCTTTCCAGTATAACGTTAGAAAAGCACTTAGAGGGGTTACAGCAGAATTAGCAACACCTACTGCTAATGGTTCTGTTCGTGTTACAGTTACTACATTAGAAAAGCATCGTTTGAGAAGAGATGATAAGGTTAGAATTTTAAATGCTGCCGAAGACATCTATAATAATGAGCATGATGTCATTGGTATCATAGATGAGTTTAAATTTGAGTTTATTCTTACGTCTTCACCTTCATCTTCAATATTATCTACTGATCCTGAGTTTTTCATCTCTAGAGAGTTTGCATTTGGTACAAGTGTCTACACATCAATCAATACCATAATTTCTGGGTTTACTGCAGATGTTCAAAACGTTTATAAGTCAACAGATCATGCAATTGTTGCTAGTACAGGTGTACCATCACATAAGATAGGTCCTTTTGCTTCCACTGCACCTGATATAGGAAATCAACGATATTTAAAAAGAATACCATTAGTTCCATCAACAAAGAGTACAAAAACACCCACCCCAGTTGGACAAATTGGAATTGGTGTAAATGGAGTTCCATTTTTCTCATATAAAGGATTAGAGACTAAAAAATACGGTGGAATTATTTCTATCACTAAAGTTAGCGGTGGAGATGGATATGATATCCTAAACCCACCTACAGTAGAGTTTGAACCAGATTATAAGTTACATACAATCTATGCTACTGGTCAAATTGTAAAATATAATGATAATGGCACTGTAAGGAGATATAAAGCATTAAATCCTGGAACAAGTGATAAACTTTTATATCCAACTCACACAACTGGAAATTTTCAAGTTGGATCTATTCTTTGGGAATACTTAGGTTTATCAGCTGCAGCAACAGCTGTTATTGATGGTAGAGTTATTGCAATTAATGTAACTAGCGGTGGTAGTGGATATATCACTCAACCTCTTGTTTCTATTACTGGTGGTGGTGCTTCAAACACCACACAGGCAACTGCAGTTGCACAAATTACGGATGGTAGCGTTACTGGAATTAATGTAATATCTGGTGGTAGTGGATATACAAAAGATGCAGGATTACCAACTATTTCAATTAGTGGTGGCGGTGGTGCTGGTGCATCTGCTACATCTGTTGTTCGAGGACCTATTAGTGCAATAAACATAACAGATGCAGGATCTCAGTTTACTTATGAACCAAGTATTACTTTAAAATCTGGTAGTGGTGCTGTAGGTTATGCATCTATATTGAATGGTCAGATAGTAAGTATTATTGTTACATATGGTGGTGCTGATTATTTCGGAGCTCCAGACGTTGTTATTACAGGAGATGGAGTTGGTGCTACTGCATTTGCTATTGTAGATTCAGTAAGCAAACAAGTTACTTCAGTTACAGTGACAAATAAAGGAGTTGGTTACACTGCAGGTAATACTCAGATTAGTATTGTGTATCCTGGTACAGGTGCTAACTTTACAACTAATTTAACTTTACTAACTTATAACGAAGCAGCGACTGCAGGTGAAATACAAAAAAATGATCCTAGTGCTGTATTCTCGGACAGAAAGGTTATAGATGATGCAAGTGGTACAATAGTATCAGGTGAAAATATAGGAATATATGGTGGAGAATATGGATACTTCTACAATCCAAATAACCTTAGATATTACTTAGGAGACAGTGTTGAAACTAGAACTCCAACTACTCAAGATCCATCTCCATGGATAGAACAGAATCCAACTGGACATTCTCCAATTATAGGTTGGGCGTATGACGGACATCCAATATACGGACCTTATGGATATGAAGATGCACAAAATCAAAACCCATATAACTCTTATGTTCAACCAGCAACTAGTTATAGAATAAAAGCAGCTAGAGCATCCATTCTAAGCGGTCTCACAGACCCTATGGGAACGTTTATTGAAGATTATGAATATGTACAAGGTTTAGGAAATTTAGACGAATATAACGGTAGATATTGCGTAACTCCAGAATATCCAAATGGGGTGTATGCATATTTCTGTACAATTGATGGTGTTAGTGGAGAACCCAAATTTCCATATTTTATAGGATCTAATTTCTACTCAGAAGCTGATGAAGTCAATTGGGACGGTAATGGTCTTCAGAAAAACTTTACAGAAGATGCAACACGTTATAGAGCTCCATATATCGGAACTGATAATGTTACTGCTAAGAGAAAAACATTAGATTCTAGAATTGACTTTTTATTAGCACTAGAAGATAGTACAACTTTAATAACACTAGAAAGTGGAGAAATACTTCAGTATATCGAGGATGGTATTGGTTACTTTAGTTACTATCCAACAATTCGTGGTGGTATAGCAGAATCACTATCAGTTGCTGCTACTAATAGATATTCCTCAAATAATATTGATAGTTATCTTGTCGAGGGTGGTGGAACTGGATATAAAGTAAATGATAGACTGATATTTGATAATACTGATACTGGAGGAGCTGGAGTAAGTGCCACTGTTTCAACTGTCACAGGTTCACCTGTTTCTGCACTTAATTACATTGTAGGTGATGATGATAAAACAACAGCTACCATAAGTACGACTGAAAATCACTATTTGGTTGCTGGTGATGCAATTGTTGTGTCATTTGGAAACAATGCTTTTGAAAGGGAAATTAAAGTAAAAGAATATTATAATAAGTTCTATTTTGAGTATTTTAATTTAGTAAGTATGGATTTACTTACTCCTTGGACGAATAGTACTTCTTATAACAAATATGATTTGGTTTATGTTGCAGATAGAGTTTATCAAGCAGCCGAAACAGCAACATCAAATTCTAATTCAGGAAACGCCCCAACACACCTAACTGGCACACTCACTGATGGAACGATGACATGGACGTACGTACGTAGACGTACAGATGGTAATTTAGTGCAAGATTCATGGACTTTAAACAGTGGTGGAACCAGTTACCTAACTGGCACATACAATGACGTTCCATTAACTACTAACAATTCTGGAAAAGATGCAAAGGCAACTATTGTTGTTAATAATAGTGGTGTTGTAACAAATGTTACAATTACAGCATTTGGTACAGCATTTAATGTTGGAGATACTATATCTGCAGCTGATGTCAACTTAGGTGCTAATGGTGGTAGTGGATTGCAACTTACATTAACAGAAACAGAAAGAGAAGCAGTATGTCGTGCTGATGCTGCACATCAAGTTGAAGTCGGTGATTCTGTTTGGGTTCAAGGTGTGACACCTTCAACTTACGATAAAGGAGATTATACAGTAATTAGAACTGAAACTCCTAGAAGATTTACTATTAAAAGAAATTTTGCAAATCCTGCAACTGCCACTGTTACATCTGCAGACGTTCTTATACAAGAACCTAAGTTCCAATACATTAATGGACATTCTTATAAATTTGATACCTCAGATGCCACTCTCAATGGTATGACATTAGCATTCTCTCTTGATCCATCAAATACTGATATTTTCACTTATAAGAATGTCACTGAAGAGATTGTTGATTCTAATACTAATGAACAAACTTCTATTACAATTAAGATGGTAGATTTACCTGGCATCTTCTATTACTTCGATCTTGCAGGTAATAATTCAGTTACTGGGAGTTACTTTACTATAATAAACGAACCTTTATCTGGTACAAATGTACTATTATCTAAGACTGATACTACTGCTTCTTATGTTACTGCATTAGAACCAGAGACAAATTATACTACCGCTAATAGTATCATATACAGTACAAACTCAATATATCCAACTGGAGGAGTCTCAACAATCTCAGTTGGAGACAGTGGACGTAATTATCAATCATTACCTCAACTAACAGGATCTAGTAGATCTGGTGCAGGTGCTACAGCAGTAGCAACAATCTCTGGTGTATTATCTGGTGTAACTGTTACAAACAAAGGTTCTGGTTATAATTCAAATTCTTTACCAACAGGTGTTTGCACACTACCTGACTTTGTTGATTTGACATTAACAAACGTTCTTGGTTCTGGTTCATTTGCAGTTAATGAAATTATTATATCTCAAGAAGTTCAAGGGTCACAAACTGCTAGAGGTAGAGTTTTAAATTGGGATCCACAGACCTCAACAGTAAGAATACAACCTCTTCAAAATGCAAGAACTGGTGCTGCAAATAAAGGTTACATTATGTTCACTACTCTTGCCACTAATGCCGATAGGGGTAAGATCTACAGTTCAGAATCTCAAGCAAATATATCTGCAGTAAGTGGAACTCAAGCAGCTGTTCTCGCTGTTGTGCCTGGTTCAGGTCCTGATGTGGGTAGTTTATCAGAAGTTACTATTGTAGGTCCTGGTTCTAACTATAGATTAAAACCAAGTGTTATTTTTGATGCTCCTTATTATGGACAAGCAAAAACTGTAACTATTAGTGATGACGTGACTGGACATACACCTGGTGAGTATACTGGTGTTACACAATCTTCAGTAAGTCCTGTTGGTGGTATTAATGTAGAGTTTAAAGTTGTTATTGGTGCTGGTGGAACTATTGATTCAGTTACAGTTACTAACGGTGGTAGTACTTATCAACTTGGTAGTCTGATTACTGTATTGGGAAGTCAGATAGGTGGATCATCAGATAACGCTATTTTCAACGTTACAGAACTTACACATACCGATGTTGCAAGTACATTATGTGTTCTTAACGGAGCAGTGGATAGTATAACAGTTACTAATACTGGATCTGGATATTTGTCTGCACCTGAAGTCGTTGTTAGTGGTGGTAGTGGAATTCAAGCAAAATTTAATGCGTCTATTAAGAATCAAGGAATATCCGCAATTACTATAGAATCTGGTGGACAATTATTTCAAAATGCTCCTGTAGTCAATATTTCACAAAAAACAGGAAAAGGTGCTTCTATATTATTGAAATCTACCGATATGGGTGAGATCTTAAAAATTGGTGGCGATAATATTACATTTAACTATAGTCATGATAGAACTCTAAAACCAGAATTAAATACAACTTATAATTTACAATTAACAAGAACTCAAGTTCTTAACTACCTTGATGTTACAGATGGTGGTGCAAACTTTGTTGCTATTCCAGAAATTGTCCTTACTGGTGGAAGTGGATCACTTTTTGTTCTAGACCCAATTATTGAGAACGAAGTTATACAAAGTGTTGAAGTTATTAATCCTGGTAGAGGTTTTTTATCAGCTCCAACTGTAAATGCAAAAATAACTCATAAATGGGTTGCATTGAAATCTAGTAGTACTTTAAACTTTCCATACAATGCAAAGATACCTACAGGTACAAAAGTTACATTAAATGAAAATGTAGGAACATTCCCAACTCCATTAGTGGTAAACACAACATATTATGCTATTGCAGCAACATCATCTAATGGATTAGCAGATAATCAAATGAGATTGGCAACAACTCTTGCAAATGCAATAGCTGAAACTTATATCGTTTTTACTTCTGATCCTATTGGAGATGGTAATGGATTAACTTCATTTACTCTTTCCACTACCGATCTTGGTGATATTATCACTGCATACATGAAACCTGCTAATTTCTTAGTTGGAGAAAGAGTTTATCAAGGTACATCTACTACTATCTTTACTGCATATGGAATTATCAAGAATTGGGATAGTCGTGGACGTGTTCTTAGTGTAGAGATTATAGAAGGAGACTTTGTAGTTGGTGAACCTGTATTTGGTGAAGAGTCATCAGCATTTGGTGAGATCCATGCATTTGATAGAGCAGAAGCTACATTCAATGTATCTCCAATTAGTACCTCCGCTGAAGGTTGGGAACGCACTACTGGTTTCTTAGATGTTAACGAACAAAGATTATATGATAGTGATAGATTCCAAGAATACTCATATGAGATTTCTTCACCTATCAATATTAGTAAGTGGAAGAACCCACTTAAATTTGCAACACATCCTGCAGGATTTAAAGTAGTTGGTACACAAGTCATTTTAGAATCTAGTGCAAAGGTTTACAGAGCTAAATCTACGGTTAATCCAAACTACTCTACAAGCGAACCTTGGGCATGGTGGGTAACCGCATCACAACCAAATCTTGAGACATTTAATGGTACTACCTATGTCTTCCCTAAACCTTCTGCTAAATCAACTGGTAAATTTGCAACAATCAAAAACTTTGGATTAGGTGATCCAGACTATACAGCTGCAGTTCCTACTGAGGTTCAAGTATTTGGAAGACAGTTATTAGATGTTCAAAAAATCTTAAGTTGTGTCTCACATAAGATTGATGATATTAGTTCTGGATTCAATGACACTACGAAGAGTTTTAATCTAAGAGTTGGTGGTCTTACTGTAACTGCCAAGATTGGAAAGACTTCTGTTACATCACAGTTCTTTGTTCTGATAAATGGAATTGTTCAAAATCCCGAAAACTACACTATTACAAGTGATGTCATAACATTCACAGATGCACCTAAGGCATCTTCCACTTGTTTAATAATGTATTATGATCGTGCATCATATACTAGTTCATTTGTACTGGATCAGGTTGGAGATGAGATAAAAACATTTGGTACAGGTTTATCTGGATTAGGAACTCACACATTTGTAAGTGGTGTCACAAACGCAATTACTGCTGGCGGTGGAGGATCTGGAACATACACCGCAGCATCTGGAACTACTTACAATCCTAGTACAGGTGTACTAGTTATTGAGATTGGAGCTCATAGTTTGACTACAAGTAATTGGGTCACTATCGCAGATGGTGGAATCACCTTTACTTGTGATGCAGATAATCATGCTTCTACTCATGCATATCCAAGATCAGGAGATCCTGCATCTGGTAAACAACTTGCTATCACTGCAGAAGATGCAACTACAATTACTGTTAATGTGGGTATATCAAATAATGAACCTGCAGAGTTAGATGGTGGTACAGGATATAGTGATGGCATCTACAATGCAGTCCCACTTAAAAATAGACTTGGATCTGGATCTGGTGCTACTGCTAATATTACAGTTACTAATGGTAGTGTTAGCAACGTAAAACTTAATGCTGCAGGTAATGGATATACTAATACAGATGTAGTAAGTATATCTGATCCTCGTGTTGGTGAGCAACTAGTTAAGCACTTTATTCCTACAAACGGAACATACACTCCTGCAGATGGTGTCATGGTATTGACCATTGGTTCTGATCATGGTTTATCTGCACCTAGCACTCATACACCTACCAGTGCAACTTATGATCCTAATACAGGTCTAATGGTTATAACCCTTGCTAATCATGGATTTGTAAATGGAGATCAAGTTAAGTTTGCTGACGGTGCTGTAACCTTTAGTTGTGCATTTGGTGGTGCTACTGGTGCTGCTGCAGAGAAATCATATCCACGATCTACTGACTATGCATCAGATAGGTGGTTACAGGTATTTGATGTAACTACAAACACATACACTGTTCAGGTTCTTGATACTATTCCTTCTACAAACGTTGATCCACATACTTTTGTATCAGCAGTAACAAATGGAGTTAAGAAGGCAGTATCTACAGTCAGAATTGCTAACGAATCATTACAGTTTAGTTGTGGTTATGGTGGTGGTGGAACTGCAAGTTATCCACGTCCTACTGATCCACTTGGTACACAGGGCAAGATGAGAGACATTCCTGTGGAAGCAGTAGCAGCAACCACTATTACAGTCAATGCACTAAACGGAACAACACCAACAAACACTGATGCACATACATGGGTAGGACTATCAACTTATCAGTATCAACCAACAGGTATTGCCTATACACCTGCAACTGGTGAGATGGTTCTTACTAAGACAAGTCATGGATTAATTAAAGGAGATAGAATCAGATTTGCCACAAACTCATTAACATTTACTTGTGCATTAGATAATAATCAAACACAACATACCTATCCTAGAGTTGGAGACCCATCAGAGGGTGCATGGCATACTATTGATGCTGTAACAAATGATACATTCACTGTATTCGTTGGTGTATCATCTGATACATCTACTCATACCTTTGTTAGTGCCACCTCAACAGCGGTTGAGAGAGCAGTAGTATCTTACGGTGTTAATAAGTATAGCAAGGGTGCAGACGCAGGTAGTTTACTTAGAACAAACAAAAACTTTATTGCTACAACTGCCTATGGTAGAATGATGGCAGACAATGTTGGATTCTCAAGTTCTTATCAAGTCAAGTGTATTCGTGATACACAACTAATAGTAGAAGCAGTTGCAAATAACGTAGAGTTTGGTGGTAACGATGGAACCTATGATGCAGCACAGCAATATGTTGGAACTGTTCATCTATCTGGTGAAGAGGGACAATCTGTTCAGGTATTCAATCATGCTAAAGATATTTGTCGTCAGGTTATGCGTAACCTTACAGTTACTACAAACTCATACACTGTAGGAACACAAACAACAGATAGCACAATCAGCAATGATTCTGGAAGCACATCATACTCAGAAGCATGTTGTATTGACGTAGCATCTACCATCTCAACATTATGGGGTATTGTTACACAGGCAGTAGGAACTGGTGCACACACTTGGGCAGGTGGCACAGCAAGCAACGCAGTTCAGTCTGGTGGTAACTATGCACATACATTTGTATCTGCTGTAGCAAATGGTGTTACAAGTAACGTTGGTAACTTACCAAATCCAGTAACTAACGTAGCATACACTCCATCAACAGGTAACATGGTAATTACCTCGAATGCTCATAACTTATCAACATCCAATACACTTACCATAGCAGACAACGCATTATCCTTCACATGTGCTATGGATGGAAATACAGCAACGAAGACTTATCCAAGATCTACTGACCCTGTATCTGGACAGACTATTACTATTACAGGAACAACTACTAATACTATTACAGTCAA